TGGGGCCTGACTGCGCTATTCCCGGCCGTGACCGCACCGGCCAAGGTGGTAGCCGCCGCGCCGCTGCCTATGGCGCACCATTGGAGCCGGTAGCATAATCGGCCACCACGCGCAATAGGGAATCTACCAATGGCCCGCGAATCCATCGAGCAGCGACTCAACCGCATTCACGCTGAAGCGATGCGCGAGTTCGACGCCATCCAGTCGGCCGTCAGGGATGAGCGGCTGCAGTGTCTGCAGGATCGGCGGTTCTACAGCTTGGCCGGCGCGCAGTGGGAAGGCCCGCTGGGTGCGCAGTTCGAGAACAAGCCGAAGATGGAGGTGAACAAGATCGCGCTTGCGGTCCAACGCATCTTTTCCGAGTATCGCGCAAACCGGGTCACGGTTGACTTCGTGTCAAAGGAAGGCGCGGAGTACGACTCCCTAGCCGATGCGTGTGATGACCTATACCGGGCAGACGAGCAGGATTCGAGCGCCGAGGAAGCCTACGACAACGCTTTCGAGGAGTCCGTCGGCGGCGGTATCGGCGCGTGGCGCTTGCGAGCGGTGTACGAGAGCGAAGAGGACGACGAGGACGAGCGGCAGCGCATCAAGATCGAGCCGATCTTTGACGCGGATTCGTCTGTCTTTTTCGACCTGCAGGCCAAGCGCCAAGACAAGGGCGACGCCAAGCGGTGCTTCGTGCTTACGAGCATGACGCACGATGCCTATATCGAGGCATGGGGCGATGACCCGTCTAGCTGGCCGAAGGAAATCCACCAGCACGAATTCGACTGGGCGACGCCGGATGTCGTCTACGTGGCCGAGTATTACCGCGTCGAGGAGCGGTCAGAGACGGTCCGCATCTACCAGGGCCTGGACGGCGAGGAAGAGCGGTACCGCGAGAGCGAGCTAGACGACGAGACAATCGCCCAGCTTGAGGCCATTGGCTCGCGCCAGGTGGGCGAGAAGCGCATCAAGGTGCGCAAGGTGCGCAAATACATCCTGAGCGGGTCCAAGGTGCTGGAGGACTGCGGATACGTCGCCGGCCGGCATATCCCCATCATCGTCACCTATGGCAAGCGGTGGTTCGTGGACAACATCGAGAGGTGTATGGGCCACGTCAGGCTCGCAAAGGACGCGCAGCGTCTGGCGAACATGCAGCGCAGCAAGTTGGCAGAAATCAGCGCGCTATCCAGCGTTGAGAAGCCGATTCTGTTGCCCGAGCAGATCGCCGGCCACCAGATGATGTGGGCAGAGGACAACGTCAAGCAGTACCCGTATCTGCTCATCAATCCCCTGACCGGCCCGGATGGCTCACAGCAGCCCGGCGGGCCTGTTGCCTACACCAAGAGCCCGCAAATCCCGCCCGCGATGGCCGCCCTGCTGCAGATCGTGGAGCAGGACATCAAGGATGTACTCGGCAACCAAGAGCAAGGCGACAAGATCGTCGCCAATGTGTCGGGTAAGGCCGTTGAGATGGTGCAGCAGCGGCTGGACATGCAGACGTACATCTACATGTCCAACTTCGCCAAAGCCATCCGCCGATGCGGCGAGGTGTGGCTAGGCATGGCCCGCGAGCTTTACGTCGAGCCCGGCCGAAAGATGAAGGGCATCGGCGCGCAGGGCCAGGCCAGCACGGTCGAACTCATGCGCCCCATCGTGGGCGAAGAGGGCGAGATTGAATACGAGAATGACCTGTCCGAGGCGCAATACGACGTCGCGGTGGAGGTCGGCCCCAGCAGCAGCAGCAAACGCGCGGCTACAGTCAGGGCGCTGACGCAGATGATGGCGCTGTCGCAAGACCCCGAGACGCAGAAGATTCTGCAGGCTGCGGCGCTGATGAACATGGAAGGCCAAGGGTTGCAGGACATCAACGAGCACTTCCGCAAACAACTGGTGATGCTGGGCGTGCTCAAGCCCACGGACGCAGAGGCCGAGGCCATGCAACAGGCTAAGGCGCAGCCTGACCCGAACGCGGAACTGATGCGCGCCGCAGCTACCGAGGCGATGGCGAAGGCCGAAAAGGCGCAGTCTGACGCGCGCCTGTCTGATGCAAGGGCCGCGCAGACCCTTAGCGAAATCGGCGTCAAGTGATGCCACGGCAACCGCGCAGCCGTCAATGCGCGAGAGGAAACCCATGCAAGACGTAGACACGCCCACTGAAGAGGAAATCGAGACGCCTGAGGCTGTAGAACCAGCAGAGCCGGAAGCTGTAGAGCCCGAAGCGCCCGATACGCCAGCCGAGCCTGAGGAAATCACCGTCGCTATCGGTGACGAAACACCGGCCGAGGAAGAGCACGAAAAAGCCCCAGAGTGGGTGCGCGACCTTCGCAAACAACACCGCGAGCTACAGCGCAAGGTGCGCGAGTACGAGGCCCGCGAACAGGTAGCTCCGAAGCCGCAGGCCCTCGGGCCTAAGCCGACGCTTGAGCAGCACGACTACGACACCGAACGCTATGAGCGATCCCTAGAAGCGTGGTATCGCCAGCGCGACGAGCACTCGAAGATTGAGGCTCAGGCTAAGGCCCAGGCGGAAGAGGCCGAGCGGGCGTGGAAAAGCCGGCTAGACACCTACGGCAAGGCCAAGGCCGACCTGAAGGTGCGGGACTTCGACGACGCCGAGGCGGTGGTCTTGGAGGCGTTCAACCAAACGCAGCAGGGCGTCATGCTGCATGGTGCGGATAACCCTGCCATGGTGGTCTACGCCCTCGGGAAGAATCCGAAGAAGGCCAAGGAACTGGCAGCTATCGCAGACCCTGTGCGGTTTGCGTTCGCCGTTGCGAAACTGGAGTCTCAATTGAAGATCGTCCCCCGCGCGAAACCCCCGGCCCCCGAGCGTTCCGTTCCAGTTGGCACTGCTCCCGTCAGCGGTACCGCCGATGCCACGCTGGAGCGGCTGCGCGAACAGGCTGCAAAGACCGGCGACATGACGCAAGTGATCCGCTACAAGCAGCAGCTTAAGGCCAAGAAACGCTAGGTATTGCAACGCGGGCCGGATGGTGTATATTCGGCCCGTCTGCATGGTTTCGCCAGCCACAAATGGCAGAGCAGACCTGTAGAGCGGCCACGCGGCTCTGATGCGTGAGTAACTGAAGGCAACCCGCTAGGCGGGGTCATCCGTAACTCATCAAGGGGCCAACAATGTCTAACTCGTTTTCCAAGGAAGAGCGCATCGCTTTCGAGAACCTGCTCGAAGGCTTTCAAGATGCGCTGGTGCTGTCTCGCAACGTCGCGGTTTTCAACACCGATCAGACGATGATGGAGCGCACGAACAACATCCTCTGGCGTCCGCAGCCTTACATCTCGGTGTCCTACAGCGGCACTGACATGACGGCGAACTTCGACGCCTACACCCAGCTTACCGTGCCGGCCACCATCGGCTTCGGGCGCTCGGTGCCGTGGGTCATGACCGCGACTGAACTGCGCGACTCTCTGCAAGAGGGCCGGCTCGGTGACGCTGCGAAGCAAAAGCTCGCCAGCGACATCAACGTGTCGGTGATGAACGTCGCCGCCCTGCAGGGAACGATCTTCGTGAAGCGCACCGCCGCTGCCTCGGGCTTCGACGACGTGGCAGAAATCGAAGCGGCCATGAACGAGCGTGGCGTTCAGCAGGACAGCCGATACCTGGCGCTTTCGACCCGCGACTACAACGGCATGGCGTCTGACCTGGCGAAGAGCACCCGCAGCTTCGGCAACGACATTAGCGACAGCGCCCTGCGCCGTGCGTTCGTGGGGCAGATTGCCTCGTTCGAGACGTACAAGATGGACTACGGTCTGCGCAAGGCTGCGGCTGCTGGTGGCGCTGGCGTGCAAATGAGCACGCTCACCGCTGCGGGTAACTACTGGGTTCCGAAGGCGACCACGGTTTCCGCTACCGGCGAAACGTCCAACGTGGATAACCGTTACCAGACCATCACGGTCAACGGTACGGCCAACATCCAGCCGGGAGATGCCTTCACCATCGGCAACGTGTTCCAGGTGCACCTGATCACGAAGCAGAGCACGGGCATCCTGAAGCCGTTCCGAGTCGTGGCAGTGCCGAGCGGCACGACCCTCGTCATCAGCCCGCCGATCATCTCCAACCAGGGCGGATCGGATGCTGAAGCGCAGTACCAAAACTGCGTCGTGACGACCCAGAGCGCAACGGCGCCCATCACGTTCCTGAACACCGCTGCGGGCTTCATGAACCCATTCTGGCACAAGGACGCCATCGAGTTGCTGCCGGGCCGCTATGCGGTGCCGAGCGATGCTGGCGCCGCTGTGATGCGTGCTTCGACGGACCAGGGCATTGAACTGGTGATGACGAAGCAGTACGACATCAACACGATGCGCACGAAGTACCGGCTTGACACGCTCTACGGCGTGGTGAACAAGCAGCCGGAAATGACCGGCATCGTGATGTTCGCGCAGCCCTGATCACGAAAGGACACGATCATGTCGAATGTGGTTCTCGCTAACGGGCTCGCGCTCGTCACCGTCCCTGCAAATGAATCCGTGGCGGTTTTCTGCCAAGGTCAGGCGCAGGTTTCCCGAGTCCTCGGGTTCCCGAACTACCCCGATCAGACCACGCTGCTGGGCACGGTCACCAGCGGGCAGGCGGTTTTCGGACCGTATGCGTCGGGTGCGACCATCACCATCGCGTCGGTCGGCGGTTTCCCTGTGTTCTACGAAGTCGGGACTTCGCCTGCTGTGCAGCAAGGCCGCCTGAATTCGCAGTTCCAGGATGCCCAGACCAACATCGCCGACGGTGGCTCGATGGCGTTCACCCCGGCCAGCCTGCTGTCGGGAATCGTGACGGCGACCCCGACGGCGGCGCGTAACATCCAGCTTCCGCTGGGTGCGACGATGGATCTTGCCAGCGAGTTCGCTGTCAACGACTCCATTGACTGGTCGCTGATCACCTTGGCCGCGTTCGCCCTGACCGTGACGCAAAACTCCCCGAGCCATACGCTCGTGGGTTCTGGCGCCACGGCGGCAACGTCTGGTTCTGCCGCGCGGTTCCGCACCCGCAAAACAGCGGCCGATACCTTCGTGACCTACCGCGTGGCCTGATTGGCCTCGTGCAGAATAGGCGGGTGGTGGTGAGCAGCTACCGCCCGCCTTTTTCATGGAGTGAACCATGCCGCTGACCAAGGGCTATTCGCAAAAGTCCATTTCTAAGAACGTCTCGAAAGAGATGAAGGCTGGCAAGCCCCAAAAGCAAGCCGTCGCCATTGCACTGAACACGGCCCGCACGGCTGCCATGAAAGCCGGCAAGCCTGGCAAAGCGCCGAAGGGCAAGAAGTGATCGCTGTCTATCGCTCCCCCGGTCCGCACTTTGGCCCGCCCGGCAAGACCTACGATTGCAAGGGCGTGGAGCCTGAAGCGCTGGCGGATGCGCTGGCCGAAGGCTGGCATACCGACTTTCTCGTGGCTGTGGGTCTGGCCGAAGCTCCGGCCGAGGCTTTGGCCGACGAAGCCCCGCCGACGCGCGATGAAATGCTGGAGCAGGCCGAGAAGCTGGGCATCAAGGTTGACAAGCGCTGGAGCGATGACACCCTGCTAGCCAAGATCAATGCGGCCATGGCCGCGAGCGAGTAACACCATGTCGAACCTGATCAAGAGCCGGGATCAAGTCAACCGGATGAACGTTGACCGAAACGACGGCACCTTTGCCGAAGTGGTCTCGGTCGCGGGCAACATCAGCGGCAAGTTCCGCGAAGCATTTGAGGCTTACGATCCGACAGCCGGGCGATGGGTTGAATCCCGCGGCACGGGTGACTTGGTGTTTGTTGACGGCAACGCGGCAGCCGCTTCGTATCTCGTCATCAGCAAAGACCCTCTCAGCGCTGGTCAAGATACGTTGGTCGAGTTGTCTGGCGCTAACTACTCGCGGATGCCTGTAGAAATCGCTGTCGGCCTGAGCTTGTCGCAGCGCACGCTTGGGCAGGAATTCGCGATGGAATGCGTGGACACCGGCGACCTAGTGCCTGACGCGCCAGACCTAGAAATCTCCGCAATCTCGCAGACGACAACCGTCCTGACAATCGACTTTGCCACGCCGCACGGTCTGAGCATCGGGCGTGCTATCGGTGTGCGAGACTGCTCCAACCCGGTTGCAAACTACCAGGCGCTGGTTGTCGCCACTGTTCCGAGCCCGACGCAAATCACCTGCACCGCCGGCCCTGGCGGCACCATCGCATCGCAGACCATCACGAACCCGGCAGGTGCTAAGGGCTTCGTCTACATCCGCCAGCGTTTGGGCCGCGCCCGTAACGGCGTCGCGCAGATTTTCGAGAACGCGACGGTTACGAACGCATCGCTGTATATCCGCAGCGAGTCGGGCGATGCCTTGCCGTCCGGCACGATTGCGGGTAGCCATTCGGTTACGGTCGGCACTACCGCCAGCGTGCAACTGGTCAACTCGGCGTTTACGTATGCCTTTAGCCCGACGACTGAGTTTAGGCTGCTGATCCAAGCAGACCGCACGCAGTGGGCGGATTCCGCAGTCGATGCGACTGCGCAGATGACCAGCCGTGCTGTCCGTACGCAGGTCTGTCCCGACCCGACGGAAAACTACAAGCTCCGTTTCCGCGCGACGAACAACAAGTCTTTGACGGTTCCCGCCGCTCAGATTGTCTCTGCCGTCAAGACCGGCACCACGACCGCCACCATCACGACCGACGTGCCGCACGGTCTGCTGTTGAATGATCCGGTGGTGATCTACGGTATCCGCGACCAAGCGGCAGCATCGTTCCCGAACCTCGCAACCGCTACCGCCGTGGCTTCGGTGGTAGACGCTGTGACGTTCACCATCGTCATCGGCACGGCCAGCACGGTCACCAGCTACGGCGGCTACGTCGCCAAAGTTCAAGGCGGCAACCTCATGTCGGCCCTTGGCGCAATCGCTCAGGTCGCGCAGTCTGCGGTGCTCTCGACGCTGGCCGATGGCACGCGGCAACTGGTGCTGACCGGCTCGGCCACCTGGGCCGGCGCGGTGATTGGCGACATGGTACAGGTAGTTGGCGGCCGCGCAGACCTGACAGGAGTCAGCCTGAACATCGACGGCCCGTGGAAAGTCGCCAACCTTGCGACGACTGCGCTGACGCTCGTTTTGCCGTTCCCCGGTGAGCGCGACTTGCCTGCTGATTTCGCGTCGATCAACTGCGGCGGCGGCGTCATCCGGCGCACCTGTCTGCGCCTGTCGTTTGTCCGGCTCTTCGACTACGAACGCTTGCGTGTCGAAATGCTCGCGCGGCCGAGCGGCGATGTGTCGTCGTCGTCCCCTGTGTCAGTGCAAAACACGCCAGCGGTCACCATGACCAGCACCACGGTAGCCGGCACGGTCGCGGTTGACTCGGCCATCGGCAACCCCGTGACAGCGGGCCTGCGCGCCAGCAGCGCGAACATCGCGGCCATGTCGGCGGCCGGCGACAACGTGGCGTGGCTCGGCACGATGATCGGTGCTGGCATCGTCAAGCCCTATGCCCTGCCCGAAGCTGAGTGGGCGACAACCCTCGCCCTGACCGCAATCACTGATGTTGCGGTGCAAACCGCCGCAGGCGCCGGCCTTAAGCGCCATGTCACGCTGATTCAGGCAACCAACACCGGCGCCGCCGCCGTTGACGTGCTGCTGCGCGACGGTACCACCACGCGCCTGCAAATCACCGTGCCGGCCGGGCAGTCTGTCTTCATGCCGCTGCCGACCGGCATCCCGCTGACCGCGAACACGGCGCTAAACGTGCAGCTGTCCGCGGCCGGCACCGTCCGATTCAACGCTCTGGGCTACACGGCCCCGTAATCCTTAAACGTCTAGGAGTAAATGAGATGAGCATTGAAGAGCTGATCCAGCTGCTGCAAAACCGACTTGCGAACAACACGCAACAGCGCGCAGCGGCGGCCCAGCGTGGTGACGTGGCGCAAGTCGCGGCTATCGACGCGGACTCGTCCACCACGCAAGCCACGCTTGACTTCCTGCAGGCTGCATGAGCTACACCAAGCGCCAGTTCGTAGAGGAAGCCTTTGCCGAAATTGGCATGGCTTCCTATACCTTCGACCTGTCGCCCCAACAGCTAGATGCCTGTCTACGTCGTTTGGACACGATGATGGCGACGTGGAACGCCCGCGGTATCCGCCTGGGCTACCCGCTTCCGTCAAGCCCGCAGGACAGCGACCTAGACACCGATACGCAGGTGCCAGACAGCGCGAACGAGGCCATCATCACAAGCCTAGCCATCCGTCTAGCGCCGCAGTACGGGAAAACCGTATCGCTTGACACGCGGACCACTGCGAAGCAGGCCTATGACACGCTGCTAGCCCGTGCCGCGTTCCCGATTGAGCAGCAGTTTCCCCGGACGCTGCCGATGGGCGCGGGGCAAAAGCCGTGGCGCTATGACGATCCTTTCATGCCTGCGCCGACTGATCCGGTGCTTTCGGGCCAGGAAGGCCCGCTGGAGTTTTGAGATGCCGACCATTAACCAGCTTCCGGTTGTCTCGCAGCTTTCCACGGGCGACCAGATCCCGATTTACAACACGGTCAACGGCGACGCCAGGCGCGCGAGCCTTGCGACCATGCTCGACTTCTTCGAGCAGACCTTCGCGTCCCCGACTGTCGCTGTCAACCTCTACACCCCGGCCACCGGCTTCAGCATCTCTGCTCCGACTCCGATTAGCCAGCAGCAGTGGATGATCCTTCAGCCCGCCGGCACTCTGGCGACGGGCACGATTACGTTGCCGCTCAATACGGGCACCCCGGACGGCACGGAAATCCTCATCACCACGACGCAGCAGATCACGGCCCTTACCATCGGCCTTAACGGCGCTGCGGCTGTGTTTGGCCTGCCGACCATGCTGCAGGCTGGCGCTGGTGTGCGTCTCCGGTGGTATCAAGCCACGAATTCGTGGTACAGCATCACGGCCGACAGTGCTCCATACGGAGCCGCTATCCGCACGTTCCTAAGCACGCCCAGCAGCGCGAACCTGGCTGCTGCGGTGTCTGACGAAACGGGCACGGGTGCGCTGGTGTTCCAGACGTCTCCGGCTCTCATCACACCGAACCTCGGCAACGCTACCGGCGCCAGCGTAACCACCTCGTTCAATCAATACATCACCGGCCTCGGGAAGCACGGCTACGACACGGGCGCTGGGGGCACGGTTACTCAAGCGACGAGCAAAGCTACCGCAGTCACGCTGGACAAGCCTACGGGCGCAATCACGATGAACAACGCAGCCCTAGCTGCGGATACTACGGTGACGTTTCTCCTGAACAGCTTGGTGATCGAGGCCAATGACATCGTGGTGCTAAACCACATCTCAGGCGGGACGGCTGGTGCCTACACGCTCAACGCTCAATGCCTCGCGGGTCAGGCAAACATCAACGTCCGCAACATCACGGCGGGAAGTCTGAGCGAGGCCATTGTCCTGCGGTACGCGGTGATCAAGTCGTCCAACGCTTGATGGTGGCCCGTGCCCTCTATCCCCATCGTCTCGGGCATCTACACCGACAACGGGCCGGACGTTAGGGCTTCGTTCCCGGTCAACCTGATGCCGGTCCCCAAGGGCTCAGGCGTCAGTCAGGAGTACCTACGGCCGGTTGATGGAATCGTCCCATTCGGCACCGGCCTTGGAGTTGACAGAGGCGGCATTGAGTGGCAAGGCACCTGCTACCGGGTGATGGGCACGAAGCTGGTCACGGTGGCGTCTAACGGCGTCGTGAACGTGCTGGGCGATGTCGGTGGTACGGGATACGTTACCTTCGACTATTCATTTGACCGGCTCGCCATCGCCAGCGGTGGGAACCTGTTCTATTGGAACGGCACGCTTACGCAAGTGACCGACCCGGACCTGGGTACGGTGCTAGATGTTGCGTGGGTTGACGGGTATTTCATGACGACGGACGGGGAATTCTTGGTCGTCACCGAGCTAAACGACCCGACGCTAGTCAACCCGTTGAAGTACGGATCAAGCGAGCTTGACCCTGATCCTGTCGTTGCGCTGCTGAAGTCTCGGAACGAGGTCTACGCAGTCAATCGGCACACCATCGAAGTATTCGACAACGTGGGCGGAACCCTGTTCCCGTTTCAACGTATCGACGGCGCGCAAATCATGCGCGGGGCCATCGGAACTCACGGCTGCTGTGTGTTTGGCGACGAAGGCATCGCGTTTTTGGGTGGAGGGCGTAACGAGCCACCGAGCATCTATCTCGGCCAAAACGCTTCAAGTGTCCCGCTCGCTTCGCAAGATATCGACCTGATTCTTCAAAACTACACCGAAGCCCAGCTAGCTACGGTGAAGCTGGAAGCCCGCTTCGACCGCTCGCATAAGCTGCTGTACGTGCATCTTCCCGATAGGACGCTGGTGTATGACCACGCGGCAAGTCAGGTGCTACAGCAGCGGGTGTGGTTCACGCTGACCGGTGGCGTGGTTGACTTCGCAGAGTACCCGGCGCGGAATCTGGTCTGGTGCTATGACCGCTGGATCGTCGGCCATCCGTCGTCGGCTCAAGTTGGCTACCTAGACCGCACCATCAGCAGCCAATGGGGCCAAAAAACCCGCTGGGAGTTTGCGTGCCCCATCGTTTACAACGAGTCCAAGGGCGCGATCTTCCACGAGTTGGAGCTAGTTTCCCTGCCGGGCCGGGTGGCGCTCGGCGTCAATCCCCAGGTAAGCACGTCTTACAGCACGGACGGTATGAGTTGGAGCCAGGATCGATTCATCTCCGCAGGGACCACGGGCGACACCCGTAAGCGCCTGGTCTGGTTCCAGCAGGGGCACATGGAAAGCATCCGCGTTCAAAGGTTCCGGGGTGACACCGACGCGCATATCTCCGTCCTCAGGCTTGAGGCGCGGCTAGAGCCGTTGGAGGTGTGATGGCAAACGTCCCGCCGCTCCGCCTGAGCCGTTCGCAGCTTGCGCAGTTCCTGAAGGATCAGGAGCAAATCCGCGCGTTTGAAAACCTGTTCTCCGTGGTCGAACCGCTGGCCGATGGATCGTCGTCTAGCGACTTCGTGGAACTTGGCTCGGCTCAAGCCTCGGCCAATGAAGCCCTAGCCACTATCGCCAGCGTGGCGCATGACGCGGCGGTGTGCTGTGCTGTGACTCAAGCCAAGGCGCAAGACGCACTAGACCGCACGGCCACACTCGAACAAGAGATGCCCGTCGCCATCGCAGCGGCTGAAAACAAGGCGAACCAAGCCCTCGCCCTCGTCAGCGATCTATCCGCGACGGTTGACGGCCTGCAAATGCAGCCCGCTAGCCAGCCGCGCAAACGGCAGCGGTTTGGAATGTTTTGGGACACCACGACGCAAACGGCGGCGGCCATCAATACCGCGTATGCGGTGACGTACAACTCGCCGTCCGGGGATCCGTACTGGAGCAACGTGGCGCTCTTGCTGCACATGGATGGCGCAAATGGATCAACGACATTCATTGACTCAAGCATCGCGCCGAAGACTGTAACTGCAGGCGGCAACGCGCAGATCAGCACCGCTCAAAGCAGATTCGGAGGCTCTTCGGCCGCTTTCGACGGCGCCGGAGATGCGCTTTTTGTGGCAAACAGCAGCGCCTTCAATTTGGCAAACAGCGATTTTACAATAGAAGGCTGGGTTAGATTTAACGTCGCTCCAGCCGCGGGTCGCTATGACGCAATCTTGACCAAGCGAGCAATTCAAACGCCAGAAGTTCCGCGCTGGGTGCAAATATACCGCGAAGGCGATAGTGCAAATGTTGGAAAACTGATGTTTAACGCCGACGCAAACTCGGACCTCCCTTGGGATGTGCTTTTGTTATCGACAACGACCCTGAATGCAAATGTTTGGTACTTCTTTGCTGTGACAAGGTCAGGCAACACTTTTAGGCTGTTCATTAACGGCACGCAAGAAGCCAGCGCAACGTCAAGCATCACAATATCGGTCGACTCTGAGCCGATCACCATTGGAGGTGCGGGCACTATCATAGACGCCCCATTAAACGGCAACATCGACGAGCTGCGCATCACGACAGGCGTAGCCCGCTACACCTCCAACTTCACTCCGCCCGCCGCGCCATTCCCTGATGGTGCGTATAGCCAGAACTTAAACCAAGGCGTCGTTCTTCGTAGCCCGTCCGAAGTTCAAGTAGACACCGAAGGCGTCTACAACTTCCAGTTCAGCGTGCAGATAGACAAGACCAGCGGCGGATCAGCTAACTTCTGGACATGGTGGCGGGTAAACGGTGTGAACGTTCCCGCGTCAGCGTCTCAGATTCAGATTCAAGGCAACAACCACGAGATATTCGGAGCCGCGAACATCCTGCTAGACCTGAAGGCAGGCGACTACGTGCAGCTTATGTGGGCCGTGTCTGACACGACCGTGCAACTTCAATACTTCCCAGCGTCCGGGCCGGTCCCGGAGATTCCGTCGGTTATCCTGACGGTGACAGGCAACATCAGGAGCGAAACATGACCGTAACGGTGAAGGTGCTGGTGCCGCCGCTGCAACTGCAGGCGACGCAAACCACGCAATACACGGCCACGTCCATCCGGGCGATCATTGACAAGGCGACGGTGACGAATACAGATACCGTCAGCCGCACCTTTTCGGTAAACTTGGTGACCAGTGGCGGGTCTGCCGGGAGTGCCAATCTGGTGATCGACAATCGCACGGTGCAGCCTGATGAAACCTACACCTGTCCAGAACTGGTGGGCCATGCGTTGGAGCCGGGCGGGTTCATCTCAACCATCGCTAGCGCCGCGTCGGCGTTGACGTTCCGAGTGTCCGGCCGCGAGATTTCGTGATGGCTACGATGCCCCAATCGTTCGACCCATACGCTGCGATTCGGA